TTCGATGGGCCCAACCCCGATTGTTCAAGTTCCGATTAGAACCCGCATTGTTCAAGTTCAGAGCGAACAAGCCGCAAATAGCGGCGTTGTTCGCATTAGCACCCACAAACGGGAAGGCCATTCACCTCGTGTTCGCTCATATCTTGCGTATTTATATTGTTATTACTCCAAACCCTATTAATTTGTTCTCAAGGAGAACCTATTTTTTCAACGTAGCCCGAACCCGAGCGGACAAGGTCCGAGTAGAAACCGCAGCGCCCAAGTGCAGAGCGAACAAGCCGCAAAGAGCGGCGTTGCCCGCATGAGCACCCACAAACGGGATATTGTTGTTGCCTTGAGTGTTGCACCCCCATTGTCCATCACAGAAACAGGTAGTGCTGCTTCCATTGTTGACTAAGGGAACAGGGTACATTCCGTTTATTTTCTTGATATAGCTACCTTCCGTAAGATTACGAGCTACTTCAACCTTATCTTCAAACTTGGTAGCGTCATTTGCATCCACAGTAGCTTTTACAGAAGCAACTTCTGGGTCACGGGTAAAATAGAGATACCGTTTTCCGTCAACCAGCTTGGTTATACCACCGAAACAACGTATCCAAGCATCACCATGCAAAAGGTTCTCACACCACCATAGCTTATAAGGTTTAAACTCGAAATCTTCCGAAGCCACTTCACCAACAACAGTATTACTGTATCTTGTGGCTGTAACAGTCCATTGCCCGGTAGCCTGATGTTTGGAATCCAAAAGACCATTCTTAAACCGTCCGTAGGTATCCTGACCAGTAGTCATACCCGGAAGATTGGCTTGTATATCTCTTGTCTGGTACTTAGCAACCGCCAACCATGCAAGACAAACGTTCTGCCACCAAGTATATCCTAGCATATCAGCAGAAGTAGCTGAAAGAACATTGCAGAAATCCTGAACAGACTGGTTATTTATAACCTGATAATTGCTGCAAGTCTTTATTTTACCACCATCTACATATTGGTTATATCTGGGCATGAGAATACTTTCATAGGGAATAAATCTGTGATAACCGCACGGCGCTTCCTTATCCAGATTGAAGAATACTCTTGATTTCTTATTGATAGCATCATAGAAATAAGAGATATTAAAATTAATCATTTCCGCGCCTTGAAAATAATTGGCATCCTCCAAATGACTTACAGAACCGTCCGCACGTAACGTTACATCATCTTGTAAATAGGCAAAATCAGTCCCGTCCAATTTTTTCTCACAAGGTTTATTGGCAGCTTCCCATTTAGCCATAAAGTAATCATAATATGGCTGGTTTATGATTGTGACAGCAGGGTCAGCCTGTGACGAATCCTCTTCATCCTCATATTCAATAGCGAAATAACCTACATCGGCAAGGGCTACTTTGGAAAGTTCGTCAAGTTTGCCGGACAATGCTGATTCGGCAGCTTTTGAACGGGTAATCTCGTCATTGATACTTTTAGTAATTGCAGTATCATCATAGTTTGCCAATCCTGCAAGTTTTTCTTTCTCTTCGGTTGTGAAGTTATTGTCCGTATGCACATAGTTTTTATCCGATACGAAATTTCCATCATTATTAAGCTGGGAAAGTTTTGTAGGTATCTTTGCGGTGATTTTGGATTCCAATGCAGCAAGCATGGCAGCAAGATTTTCCGTATCAGTAACACCCTCCAAGAATTTCTTAACTTCATTGAATGAATCAATGACCTCATTAGGATTCTCGTTAACCAGTGTATTGATAGTTGACTGTAAGGATGCGATGTTCTTCTTTACCTCTGCATCATTGTAATTGGACAAACCCTCCAGCTTGTTCTTGAGCACAGTGGTGAAATCTTCTGTGGAAAGTTGTTTTCCCTCAACTTTGTCTACTTTAGAAGCAAGATTCTGGGTAATTTGGGTTCCTGTGGGAAGTCCTGCAAGTTTTTCTTTTTCGGTAGTCGTATAGTCATTTGTAGACAACCCTTTTCCTGATTCCTTAGGTTGGTAGTTCTGGGAAATGAACAGTTTTATCTTAACCTCAAAATCAGATATTGCCGTAGTTATTGATTGGCTTACAGAAGAGGACATTTCGGAAAACATACCTTCAAGAGTGTCCGTTTCGGCAATCCCACTAAGAAAAGCAACAATCTCGTGGAAACGGTTAATGACATTATCTGCATCGGCTGTGTCCGAAATAAAATCAGTGAAGTCCTTGGAAAGTTTGCTTATGGAACTTGACAGTGTACCTTCTGCTTCTGTGGCACGAGTTACTTCATCAGTAATCATCTTGACAATATCCTTAGCTGCCAAGGTAGCAAGAAACTGCTTTTCCTCCGCAGTAAAGTTTTCATCAGATAGTGCCTTTCCAGCCTCCTGTTCCACTTTTGCATTAATGGCGGATATTATCTGGTTAAATTCGTCCGCTGTGAACTTGTCACCTGTCTTTTTACGTAAATCTAAGTGCATGGTTATTCTAAATTTAAGGGCAGGGTGTACGGGAACCCCTCACCCGGATTAATGATAATTTCCTCCTCAAACATCTTACTCCGCAGGATAATAGCCTGTACAAGTTCCACTTCTTTAGGCTTGACAGCATAAATCCACGGTTTCAATGTAAACTCATAGTTCATCTCATACACTCCGTCAGTACGTGGAATATCAGTAGGTCTTACGGTATAGAGAACCACATCACCCACTTCATCACCATCCACCACTTTTTTATTGAACAGAAATCCTGTCTGACTAACAAATGTAGAGTTGAAATAATCCTGCATGGCTAGAAACTCGTTATAACTCTTTGATACAATGCTGACATCATAACGAAATTCCATGCGTACTGGTCTGCGGTACAGGTATCCTGTCAATTCAGAGAAACCCTTTCCGCCAAAATAAGTTTTCATATCCACAAACCAATCTCTGCTAGGCACAGGCGTATAGTCCATTATGGCGATACACGGATAAATCTGATTCTCCTGTTCCTCCACGTAGTCAAAGCTGGACTTTCTAGCATACCTAGACAACAGGGTGATACTTTTGTCGCCTACCATAATTTTCAGATTATGGAATTGCCGGAAAAATTCGCTGTGGGTCTGTCGGATAGATGTAAGCATAACTATTTTTTATAACCTATGTTGAACTTCTTGATTAAAAACTTAATCGCTGTATCATAAACAAAAACAGCCGCAAAATAACTTGCAGCCAAAGTCTGTACTGGTATATCAGTGTACATTCTGAATATCAAAAACATAACAGCACCGTTTCCGAAAGTAATTACTCTTTTCAACCATGTGGGAACCTTGGCAGCACCATTAAGGTAATCCACCAGCTTAATCAGAAAGTACGTACCTATGATAACGGAAAATATGTACTCCAGATTGAACACTTTAAATATTCCTTCAAAAAGTAAATCCATTATAGTTTCTTTTTATATTTACCACCATGTTTCACTACAAATCGGGCTATGGCATTTTCTGCACGGGAGAAAGCGTCATTTTTCTTTGCTCTCCTGTCATTCTCCAGCACTTGTTTTCTTTCAGCAGCAGACAACCCCTCAGATTTGGGTCTTTTATTCTTGTTTCTGCCAGATTCCCCGTAGTCGGCAAAACGTTTGTACCCGCGTTTCGCTTCCATATCAAGTATCCTGGCACGTTCTTCCTTGGAGATGAACTTGTCGGTAACAATAGGTCCGGTGGTTTTACCCAACTTGTCATTAAGAACCTGTACAAATTCATCACCCGGCTTACTGGAAGATTTCTTGGGAGAACGGACACCCTTTTTTCCTACACGACGGGTATATCCTTTTACGGTAATCCACTCACCTTTCTTATTCTTCCTCCGATGTTCCTTTATTGTTACTTCTGCTGCCATGTTTACTGTCAAATTTACCAGTTTTAAAAAAAGATAGCATCTTGTCTTTGGCGTCACTTTCAAAATCACGAAAAGTATTCCGGAAAATTGGTCTTGGGGGTATGTGTCTATCCTTAGTACCATATTCCTGCACTATGGCAAGCTGCAAATTGGTTAACTTACTGTCCTCACGTGGAGTGTCCTCCACAGAAACAACAGTTCCTTCACGATAGATTGAATCCACCAGCTCATGAGAGTTAATCCACGGAACGTCACTTCCTTTTCTCTCAATGGTAGATTGGGCAAGCTCAAAACCGTAATAGTTGGTTTCAATATTTTCAATGACCTGTTCCTTGAACTGTTCGGCAATTTCCTCACCTACACGTTGCATATCAGAACGAAAGTCCTCTACTTTAGGTTTCTTAAAACCCGGTGGAGGACGAAACATTGATTTCGGTAATCTGGGAAGTCTTGCCATAATTAGTATTCATTATCTTGGTAATATTCATAAATATCACGATACCAGCTCTTGGTTTTTCCACGTGGTCCACCCACTTGGTTAAGGGCATCCTGTATCTCGTTACGTTCACGATAAGCCGGTGGCGGAGTGGATTCCTCACGGGCTATCTTCTGAATATCCGGATAGCGTGGAACTTTAGGCCAAGGATGATTCAAGTCCTTATTTGTTTCTGCCATCTTTCATTTTCCATTTAGCCGGAAGCATATCGGTAGCACCTAATGCTCTGGCACGTTTCATAATATGATGTTTTACCAACTCCGGACTTTTAGCCCTGCCATAAGAAGAAATAGCGTTAGCCAAATCCCTTTTACTTGCAATAGGATAGGAACCATCCGGAAGCGCATCTCCTTTTGAAGCCAGTTTATCACGTTGTTTCGTACTGAAATCCTTTGCACCACGAAAAGCGGACACCTTATCCTTACGGGAGTGCCGCCTTACGACAGAAACTTTGTTCCGTCCTTTTCTCTTATGAGTTTTTACCTGTACCATTTTATCCTCCTTTCAAGTCGTCCTTAACGAATATCTGCAAACCAATGCAGCTACCGTAAAGTTCCTCCAAATAAATAATCTTATCAATGACTTGAACATGACCTTCAAAGTGAATCTTGGTTTTATTCCAATTGAGATGGTAGTCACCCAATTTAGGAACAAGCTGTTTAGGCGATAAGTAAACAATTCCGTTCACTTCTTTGGGCAGACCATATTTCTCACGGGTGCGGTTTGGAATCTCCTTTTCATATAGTGCTCTGAATGTATAGCTTTCAGAAGTTATTCTATCACTGTCACCTACAAAAGAATCAAAATCGAAAACATCATCCTCAGTTGTTTTCTTAGTAACAGAGATAATGTCCAATCTTACCTCATAAGGAGTCTGTCGTAATTTCTTGTAGAACTCCTGCTGGTATTTAAAAAATCTGGCTCTGGATATAAGCATAAGAATACCTTTTATGGTGTCTTTGATAAAATTCCTCTTGATAAAGGAGATAAAGTAAAGGGATAGCTATCAAAGTATTCACGGAAATCAAGCTCTCTCTGCAATTGTATGTAACCCGGAATCACATTGTCCTTGCGTAGAGAATAATCTCCGAAAGTTTCCTCAAGCAATCCTCTCAAATAGAGCATGAGTTTGTACCAAAACGAATACCTATCACCCCACGTATTATCAGAACCCACACGGTTGAAGTCCTCATAGAAATACCCTTGGGAAGTATCTTCCGTAACAGTAAATACAGAACCTATCTGAACTGTGGTGGAAGTAGGAGATGAATTGCCGTCGGAACCTGTATAATCAGAGCCATCAGTAAAAGTTTGCCCGATAGCGTTTGCAGCGTTTTCATACAAACGTCTTTTATCAACCAAATAATAGGAAACCCATATAGCCAAGTGTTTCTCGCTAGGGCGTTTCAGTTTTCCTATAAGTTCGTCATTTATTTCCTTGTCACAGATGTCAAGTACCTTAGCATAGTACCATCTTATCATTTCCACAATCTCCGAATCAGAAAAGAAGTATCTTCTGAAAGCGGTAAAGTCCTCTGTAAGTTCCTTATTTACTTTGATTAGTGAATTAGCCGGTTCCTGTCCTCTAAAATACGGAGTATATGCTACGATTATTCCTTCTTCGATAAGTTTGTCCATTACATCTTCCATAGTAGGGTATTCATGGAAAATGATTTCTACGATAATTTCCTTCGATGATTCTTCTGTTTCTCCCTCTGCTACTTTATACAAGGTTAGCTTTCCCTTGACTGGTTCTACGTTCGGGTCAGAAATTTCCGGTTCAAAACTAGGGTCAATTTCAATAAAGTTCCCGCTCCCTATCTGTTTGATAGCGAAAGCAGGAATAATGAAGCGGTCAAAGGTAAGCTCCCTAACCGCTTTCATTATTTCATTCAAAGTAACTTTAGACTGGGCCATGATTATTTATTAGCGTCTGTAACCTTTGCGACTGTTAGTTAATATAGCAGCCACATCTTCGGGAACCTTATGTTCCTTGTCTTTTCTCAACTGGTAGTGAGTACCGCCAACCCAAGCATCAATATCTTCAAGGGCATAAAATGCAACACTCTTTGCAGATTTCTTGATTACGGTAACTTCCTGTTCAGTGTCTACTATTGCTGATGTGATTTCTTCTGGATTATTTTTTGCCATGATTGATAAAATATTTAACTGTTACTAAATGGGCAAAGCCCCTCTGTTATACAGAGAGAGCTTTGACAATATTCTTTTCTTCAATGATTCCGGTTCCCCAAATACCATACCAGCCAAGAGTATGTTTACGCCCCATATCGACAACGCCATCGTCACGTAATTCAACATCAAGAGCCACACCCCATGCGTATGCGTTTTCTCCAAAGAATACGGCTTCATAGGCTTCTTGAATAGAACCTCCACTACCGTATTTGGTCTTGATTTGCTCAGCGTTCAAGTGGGGCATCTGAGTTGTTTCAATAAAGATAACACCCTCATACATACCAACCTCACCGATATACAACTGTCTACGCCCCATATAGGTATTGGCATTAATCCAATCTGGGTCGTCACGCAATTGTCTTAACTGATGCGGAGATGCAATACAAACGTAATAGTCGCCATTGATTCTGGGAGAATCATTTGAAGCCAAAATTTCTACGGCATCTTTTACGGTCTTTGTAGTAAAGGCACTAGTAGTGGTCATTTCTGATAATGCTTTGGCTGTACCTCCATAAACCACGTTTGAAGTCTTTAATACGGTATTACGGAATTGAGTATCCAATACTTTAGCCATGTTATTTGCCAACAGCTTGGAAGCGTCACCCAGTACGTCGAGCATAGAAGTACGCAATAGGAGTTCTGTAACCTGTACCGCATTACCTTGCTCTTTAACGGGAACAACAATTTCCGATGTACTCATTCCTTCCGGTGTCAGAACATCATTTTCCTCAAGTTCTCCACCACCTTCAAGATTATCATATTTAACGAATACAATGGCTTTTCCTCCTACCGCCTGTAAGTCACGTTTGATTTTGGCGAATTGCAAGAAACGCAAACGAGGCTGTGCCTTGTACAAAACCTCACGAGAATAGAAATCACGGACTGCCTGTGGAATAGACACATAACCGCCTTCATTTACTCCAGCCGATGTAGTATCACCAAAGAACAGGAATCCTAATGTTGCCAATAACATTGGCACTAATACAAATAGAATTGACATAATCTTTACTTGTTAATTTAAACTGTTTATTATAACTGAGTAGGACCTACACCTCCATAAGTGGCACGAAGTTCTGCCTCAAGCTGTTCTCTGCGAGCAGCAAATTCAGACATTGGCATATTCTTTACGCTTGTAGGACCTGAAACTTCTGGCGCTTCTCTGCGTGGAACTGTCGGTGCAGGAGCAGCAGCCGGTACAGGGCTTGGAGTTGGTGATGCAGCCTGTGCACGGGCTTCATTCTCTTTCCGCATCTGTTCTGCAATAAGTGGGTCAACAACAGGTTTCTCACTGTGCAATACTGCTGCGGAACTAGGACTTGGATATTTGCTGCGTAACTGGATAGATTTCTCTAAGGAAGCATCCAATTCCTGCTTGGAATTACCCTCTACAAGTTCTGGAATACACTCATTGATATGCGCCTGAATAATTGAGTTCCGATATGCTTCCAATTCTTGCTTTCTCTGTTCCTCGGAGTTTTGAATAACAGGGCTGATTACCTCAGATACAGTATTTTTCAAGGAGGTTTCCAAATCTTCACGTGTAACGAATGTACCACGCAACGCTTCTACGATTTCCTTGACATTGACTCCAGCACCACTACCTTGTGAATCCGGAACCACTTGTACCTTGCGTAAATCTTCCAGTTGATTCTTTAAAGACTCAAACTGGGAGTACAACTTGTTTTTCTCAACTTTAGATACAGCCTGCATGAACTTCTGCAATTCGGGGGTATCTCTCACTACATAAGTAATACCATTAATTGTAACACTTTCTGGGATGCTTACGTTTCTTCTTTCTTCTTCGTTCATTTTTTCTACGATTAAAAAGTAACAATTAGATTTCTACTACTTAATAAGGTTGTCTTTCAGAACATTATTACCGTTGCCCTTTACTGTGGCTTGGGTCATTTGTTCTCTACTAACCAACGGTGCGCTAGGCGTACCCGGATTGACGAATTTTTCGCCAACCTGCATACCCTTATTTTGCCCGATGTCATGTAATGCTTCGGGGTTTTTAGGGTCTAATGTTTGCAATCCTGCCATAACATTTGATTTTTAAAATGAAACAATCTGTTATTTTATTACTAATAGCGTTCAAAAGTAGGAATTATTTCTAAATTGACAAAATAAAACCTACTTAAATTAATTCCTAGAACTCTTCACTGCCTTGTTCTTCACCAAATTCATCCGGAGTTTCATCAACGTTTTCCTCATTACCCGTACTGGGGGCTTCTTCACCACCTGCGGAACTTAGTGCAGCTATGCGTGCCTGTAAAACTGCCTCCGCCACAGTATCATCATCAATCTCATTAAGCAAATCCGGTATGTTTTGTTTTCCCATACGTTCCATGATTTCCCTACGTGAACCAAGTTTCATCTGTAACTCCATCTGTGCACGTTGCAGCTCATCCATCTTATCTTTGGGGAAACCGAAAGCAAACACAGGTTCAACCTGCACTTCGGAAAGGAAATCCGGACTTAATTTCTTTATCCGTTTAAACCGTTTGTTATCCGGGTCCTCTACCTCAAGAATATGGAAAATAATATTGTTCATCTGTGAAATACCCTCACCATAAGTCATTGCCTTTATGTTAGCCTGTTGTATAAGCGGATGGTAGGTAATCTGCAATGCCGCAGCAGAAGTATTGCTTATAGCCTGAATCTTACCAAGCGCATTTTCCGGAACATCTGACAATTCGTGCATTGCGGTTTTCAAGTCTTTTGCAAAATTAACGGCAGCGGACAAATCAACATCCAATCCTAAATTAAATACGTTGGCTTCGGCAGGAAGTCCTGACCATATCTGACCTAAGCCTTTTTTCAATGACTTGGCGGAAGCACCTGTAATTACCGTGGTCGGAGTAACATGGTAGTCAATCACGGCTTTCAATTGTTGCATCACCTCATTATAAATCTTGTTTATCTTGAGAATATCATTGGCATCAGACTTTCCATAGTATCCGGAAGAATTGGGCTTGTTCTTTATGTGTACTACTGGAATGAACCCGTATTTATTCGGAACCTCGGTATGTTTGTATTTGGCTACGTTACTTTCCTCAAGGTTAACGTCCACTTGATACCAAGTTTCAACAGTTTCCACACTCATTTTAATAACATATAGTTTATAAGGCTGGTCGGGTCCGGACTGTAAGGGCTGGCGTACCAAGAAAGATTTCACCTTATTATAATCACCGTTATCAAATTCCACGAAACATTGCCGGCTGTCAAGAACGGAAACTTTGCAATATCTGTCCTGAATTTCCGGCATCCATTCACACATAAGCCAACAGTCACCTGTGATACCACCCATTTGCAGCATCTCATAGGATAACTGTAACTTGTTTGACTTGCCCCAATGATACATCATAAGTTCCTCGGCAATCTTTTCCAGTTCACGGTCAATCTGGTCGGAGTAGAAACTCTTCACATGGAAAGTAAAAGCCTCATTACCCAGCAAGAACATATTGACCTTATCAATAAACGCCTTTATATAATTAAAGGAAAGCATCCCGTCATTGAAGTCCTTATAATGCATCCCGTCATAGAACTTCCAGTACAGGTAATATTTGGTGATTCTGTCAAGTTCCCATTTATTGTCCTGCACTATGTTCTGCAATACAAAACTACGTAAAACGTTAGTTGCCTCACTAAGTGGACGACTGTCCACATTCCAATATTTTGAACCCGGATAACCGCTGTAGCTACCACCAGTAGGGTCCATACCTCCTACATTTATTCCCATTAGTATGAATGTCTTTTTATTGCGTTAATTGTTTCAGTTATTCCGCCATACAGGGGGTTATCGGAAACTTCCATTTCTTCCTTAACCTCCACTTCCTCATTTGCAGCAAGACTCATAAGTGCCGTACTGTCCACCATATCGTCAAAATACCCTTCCGTTTTTTCGCATACCATAAAGGAGCCGTTGAAATACTTCTGGCAGTTTTTCATCTGTTCCTCGAATTTGGAATACTCGGAAGTTCCTCTCACCACTTTATTAGCCGGAACTATAAGTCTGCGTGTCTTAATATCAGAGATGAAATTATACCACATGTCTGATTTGCTCTGTGCGGTGAAAGTATATGGAGTTATATCCACGTATTCGCCACAAGCATACATAAGCCGGTCAACAACGGGTTTTCCCACACCAGTATAATCCGCGTATATTTTGGCGATATTAAATTCGGCTATATAATCAAGAAGTATATGATGCTGTTCCTCATAATCAGCACCACCAAGACACGCCCAGCATAATACCTGCTTATATGGATTCTTAAACGGTTCATCCAAGTCTTTCCACGACTTGCCTATGGTAAGCACTGTTTCAGCAGGAGATTTACCGATATCCAAACCGGCCACAACAAAATCGGTAACATTGGGAACCTGAAATCCCAACTTGCGGTTTATGATTCCATTAAATTCCTTATCCGTAAGAAGCATACCGCTTTCAATATCCCAAATAAGGGCGTAGGCAAGTTTGAACGCCTGTGATTCCTCACCCCAACGTTCACGCTTGCGATAAATATCAGCTTCGTAATTCAAATGGAATCTCTTTCCGTCCTTTTCATACTGCTCACGTCTGCTGGCGATAATCTTCTTGTAGTCATATTCGTAATGATGCCGTACCCGTGGGTCAAGGCACTTCCTGTCCAGTTCACGGTTATGCTTTATTTCATAGTAGAAATGGTTCTTGGTCATACCTGTTGTACCTACCTTTATAAGAGTACCTGCGGTTGAGGAAAGCATAGGTTCGATAGACTTGCTGACAATAAGGTCGTCAACATCCTGCGCTTCTTCGATAATAACCAAATCATACGTCTTTGATTCAATCTTGGATTGCTTACTGGCAACCTGTCCGGCAAGAAAAGAACCGTTTGACAATTCAAGGCGTGCCACACTTTCTAGCCATACGTCAATATCCGGGTCTGTAAGAACCATATCCGCATTTGCAGACCTCAGTCGGGTCATTGAACGTGAATAGGTAGTGACAACCTGGTCTGACTGGGGAGCGAAAAGCCCTACACGGAATCCGGTTTTGAACTGTTCCAAGTCGGGAATGATTGAAGCCAGTGCCGGAAGAATAACACATAACGTATCAATGACAAAAGCCATAACCTCGGATTTACCCGACTGACGGGAAAGAAGCACTGTCTTTACGTCACCCGAAAAAGTTATCACGGAGTATATGATTCCGTATGCTATATCTTCCTGATAGGAATACAGGGAAATACCAGTAAGAACTTTGCCGAACTCCATAATCTTGGCGGTTACATCGTGGGCATCAAACTCCACGGTTTTACCTACCAGTTCCTCGGTGTGTATTTCGGAAACGCTCTTACCAGTAGCCTCGAACACGTATCCCTGTTCCTTTAGTTCTTTTTTCTTCTTACTACGTACAGGCATATTATTCCTCTCTTATATCATAAGACATATTACCTTTCATATTCCGCCATGTCTGGAGAAAAACGTTACATTCCTTAGAATAGGGCATGAAGCTGTCACTCTCCACCCAACAATTGGGAGTTTCATAAAGGCGTATCTTTTCAATCTGAATACCATGTTCCGAGGGAGTGAAGAACTTCCGGAATACGGTAAACAGTTCTCCGGCTATATTTTCGGCAGACGGGTTTATGTCCGTTTTGATGCCAAGCCCCATTTCATATACTTTCCAATTATTGGAACGGCACAATTTAAGAAGTTCCGTATCCATAGGATTAAGAATACAGGCGTGGTCTAAAAACTCGTCAATGAAATCACCGCATACACGCTTCAATTCCTTGAAGTCTATGGCATAGCCTATTTCCTTTACGTCCATATAGGAAAAAGTGGCTTCCACTTTAAAACGGTGTCCGTGAAGATTGAAACATTTCACCTTCTCGTTCATAACCCGATGTGCACTGTCAAACTCAAATACTCTAGTTACTGTTGCCATAATGATTCGATTTTTAATTCTACTTTATAATTCTTCTGTAACGATATACATCTCTGATTACTGCGGAAAAATATTCTCCCTTGCTTTCAGACTTTACAAATCTAGTCCATATAGGAAGCGGAACATTGTAATATTGATATTCCCATCTTGGACGATTTACAAATACCATTGTAAGTATCCGCGACTTCCTATCATAGTCTGCTGTCATTATGTTAGAAGATACAATCTGCATTTCATTCCAATTGGGTACAAAAATAGGTGAACACCATTAGATGCTCACCTGCAAATATAGGTAATTTCCACTATACTGACAAACTAAGAACAACTATTATCTTCGCTTAGAAGATGTTCCTTTCTTAGAAATTTCTCTCGCTAAATTAAGATAACCCGGAGTGGATAGGTTATCTACAAATGACTGAGCCTGTTTGTTGTTATACCCCATAGCTTGTCTAATATGGGAAATCATTTCTTCTCTTGAAACATCACTTAATGACCTTCCAGAATTATCCATATAAGCTACCGAAGTAACGACATCTTTACTCCTTTTCTTAAAAGAGTTCATTGCGGCTTTAGTCTTAAAATACTTAGTGACATATTTACCGTTTTTACCTACATAAGAAAAACCATAAGGTTTATCGTCGCTTTTTGCCATACCTACTCCTTTAGTTTTTGCACCAGTAGAGGATGTCTTTGGTGCAGGGGCATCATCCATACTTTTAGAAGCCTTAGAAACTGCGGTACTACCACCACCTACACGCTTGAACATTGACAAATGTCCACGGGAAGAATAGTTGTCATTGGCTTCCTTGTTAAGTTCCTTATACTTTTCAGCACCTACCTGTTCCTTTAGCTTTTTGGCAGCGGCTCTCCCTTCTTTAGATTTAGGGTCATGATACCATGCCTTAAATTCAGTGGATGATAATCCGGAGGATTTAGGAGCCGGCTTTGTTTGTTTCTTGGCAGGAACTTTCTTGGTTTCTCTAGGTTCAAGTCCGGTTATTCCTCCACCGACAGGTTTCTTCAATTTCTTTTTCGGAGCAGGTTTCGTAGTCTTGGTAGTATCCGAAGAAGCTCCGGAACGGCTCTTTTTCAGTTCGTCCAGATATTGCTGGAGTTCAAGTTTAGGGTCTGGCATCTTGGTAATCTTAGCCTGTAATTCACCACCAGCCCCTTTCTTGCGTGCAGCCTTTTTGGCTACTTCCGCAGCAGCGTCATACTTAGCCGTGTGAGATTTTACAGTAGTAATCTTACCCGACTTAGTTTTACGCTGATAAGTTCTAATTGTTTTTTCTTTTTTCATACATTACAAAATTTTTGTTGCAACTTCTACGCCTACAAATATAGGAATAAAAATAATACTCACTATATTAAAGTAGTGAGTATTACGAAATTCAAGGGAAATAAATACAGTGTTTTTAAGCGATTACAGACCGTTTTTAGGGTTTACTAATATAGTAGTACGTTTTACGTATTACTTGCACTTTACGGGTCAAAGAACCAATACCAAAATGAGTGCAAAGTTTGGCGATTATAGTGTAGTTTACCGAACCTGTACCATACAGGTATGGACGAATTTTCATACCACCAAGACTTTTCCCGAAATCGGTTTCCAGAAATGCAGGTACACTTCCATACTCCTTGTTAATCTTATTGCGCAATGCAAGTTTCACATCTTCCAATTGAACTTCTTCGAGTTCCTCAGTTACTTTTTTCTTTGGCATAATCTATATGAATTATTGTTTCTGAATATAAGTTACCTTCCCATGACACACAATCAATCTTTCTTCCAAGACGGATTAGCATCTCGACTATTTGCAAATACGGTGTCCACAACTCACCATCCTTTCGGTGATTGCAAAACATGAACGGAACGTTCCCGTCCTTGTCGGTTTCTATCTGGGAAACCATCTCCCGTATGGCAGGAGCATTTTTCTCCAGTATCTCTTTATGTACACCAACCTCATTACCTATGGTACAGATGGCAGTTTCATGCCATATACGTTCTACATTATAACTTCTCAGTTCAATCATAATATAATTGATAAAACGGCAAGCATCCAAAAGATGAACCTCCAAAAAGGTTTCTTACGGGTAGCAGCCAAGATTACTAATATAACAGTAAGCGCTATCATTGTTTTTTCTTTAATTGACTTACCTTGAAATTGACAAACAGTTTCTTTGCTTCTTCAACTGTAAGTTCCTTACCCTTGACAGGACGGTTTCCCGTAACGTAATTATTCAGTGCCATAGTATTACTTCTTTAATTCTTGTTTCCAATATTCAAACCAAAATGCCTCACGTAGACTAGCGGTCTTATAGCCTTTGCTCTTTACAGGGGATGGAAATTCCACAGACCATACACGGGTAACGGAATCACGTCCTTCTCCGCATCTGAAAATCACAGGAACATTTTTCTTATCCCTACGTGAATAGATGTAGTACACATCATCCTTAAATTGGTTCACCTCATGGTAAGCACCTTTAAGGCACATACGGACAGAATCCATAGGAGCCTGAATGAGTTTTCCCATGTCCTCGGCAGCCCATTTAGTTTGGGCAAACATACTGCCCGTTAATATTAGCAGGGCAGCAACAGCAAAAATCTTTTTCATAACCTAGCTTTATTAAATTGATTGTTATTAATCTGTCAGAATACAACATATACACGGAGCGAAACAAGTCCAGTCTTATACATCCCGATTCCGTGAACAAAGAACTTAAAGACTTTCTGACTACTTCCTCAAGTTCGTCCAAATCAAATTGAAAGAAGAGTTCCCAGTATGCGTTGGTTCCTATGCCGTATCTCTGCATGAAATCAAACTTGGGCAGAACCGCCATATCCACTAGGAACTCTTTGAACAGGGGATTACCCGACAGGCTTACTGTGGGAATCCCCTCATTGTTTAATCTTCGAGTTTTATCCATTTATCACTTTTCAATAATACCTCACGTCCGAAGAATATACCTTCCTCATCAATAGCGGTAATCTCTTTCTTAGACCATTTGTCAAGCAGGATAAGAATCTTGTCACCCACTTCAACACCTTCCCAAAGAATATCTTGGGGAGCATACAAATCCACAGCCGAGAACAGACAGTTTATGATATTCACGTTCTCCACGGTATTCGCAATGAGTTTCTTGTTGAACTCGATTTTCTTATCCACGTCAATGGGATTCTTCAACAACTGGGTAGCGGTTATATCACCTTTGACAAACCGCATAAGCTGATACATTGCTTCCGGACAATAGTGTAACAGGTAGTCAACCAAGAAAGGAACAGCCGGAATGGCTTTACCGTCAACGATTATCTTGTCACCGTCAATTCGCTCAACATTATGGAACTCCGGAAGCAGAGTGCCCACGAATTTATATGTAGGTTCCTTGCTGGGAGTTTCAAACGTTTCCTCACGTGTAAGTTCCTCCAGTTTGTTAAGGAATGACTTGTATCTTATCTTGCGATTTGAAAGGTCAGTCAAAAGAGCCTTCACGTTTTTCTGCCAGCGTCTAAAGGGAATCATATCCGCGAACAGCATAGGGTCAAAGTCAGCCAGCTTACCGTTACGTATCCATGTGATTTTGCTCAGAACTTTCTTACGTAAAAGGTCAAAGTCCGGTTCTTCTTCCTCTTCAACCACGATTTCCTTTTCAGCTTTCTTCTTGGATTTCTTGGCTTCCTTACCACGCTCAACGGCAGCAGCAAGTTCCTCAGATGTATGTTCAACTCTTGAAGTTTCAAAAAAATCTCCCAATTCAGCCGGAGTAGGGATGCCCTCGAACGGTGTGTCTACAACCTTATATTTTTTGGTTGTGTCCTCAATCATAAACCCGTTTTCCTTGGTACATGAAATACGGTATCCACGGAAATGGAGTTTCCCTTTCTTGATTGTCACATCCTCACCGAAATAACGGTCTTTCAGATAACGCTGGTAAGTGGTAAGGCTCATTTCGTCCGTATCGACAATATCAGCCAATTGGGAGAAATCACCTATGACCTTATGGCAGGTTTTCTTTATCGTGTCAATCTCATACAGTTTACCGTTAACGGATGGAGCCACTTCAATGGATTCCGACTTTTTGGTTTTCTTGGGTTTCGCTTCCGATACAGGAGCAGACGGTTTAGGTTCTTCCGCCGGTTTCACCTTGACAATACCAAGAACACCTTTGACGTAATCAAGAAGTTCGGGATTCTCTGCCTTGAGAAGCTGGAACACTTCAATCTTTCCACCCATTTTTTCAACGATGCCTTCAACCTGTTTTCTTTCAAGTTCCACATTGGGAGTTTTACCGAATCTTGTTCTGAATCCTTTTACTGTGCTGATGAATTTTTTTGTTTCCATAATTTTGTGAGATTAAATGTTTGATACTTTTTTAATTGTTGCCGGAGCGTTATTCTTATACAGGTACGCCCACTTTGTAACCTGTTCCATTGTTCTTGGTACGATACTGTCGTACTTCTGTTTGCCATTGCCGAAATCATGTCTGAAAACGGCTCCATCGGTGTTGTCACATAGGAACTCCAATATCCTTACAGCCTTGTTCCATACGGAACGTTTATAAAACTGGGGCTTGCAGAATCCTATGAAAATCAAATCTACGGTTTCTTGTATTCCCATTTGGTAAATTGTAAGCAGGGAATCAAAGTTCCCTACTATAAAGTTTAATGAATGACTGCCAGTTGATATGCCGTGTATCGCAAAAGGTAACGGCTCCACAATTTTTTCGCTTCAATAAATCATTGAGCATCTTACGTTCCTCAGATGTTATTCCGTCAGTTTCAAACCCGTCAACATAATAGGCTTGTTCAAAAGCGGCTTTAGATACACCGAGTTTTTTGCTCCACCTGTTTATGAAAGCGGCTTCGTTCTTTGCGCTGGTGTTCATTTCACTTTCCTTACACATGGTATTCCTGTCAACCATGCTGATGCTAATTCTAACTTTCTTCATAGACCGTTCGTTTTATTTCGATATACAAAAGTAGTTATTTTTTTCGGAATAACAAAATAGTAAGATACTTTTTTCAAGGTAACTATATTAATATTTGTTAATTGATAGTGCAGCGTTAAACAGGTGCACAAACTGGTATATAGTAATAATGAGTTCGGAAAATTGGTTTATATCGGTTAGTTCATAAAATGTACTTAAATCAATCGGCTCGTTACCAACGTAACGGTACATTTTGGGAGGCTCGTTTTCGGTTACTGTAAACTTATACATATAGCTTTCCACTTTATCGGATATAAGCACAAACCAAAAATTGTCCTTGTCAGAACGCAAGAAATATCTTTCCATGTCATTTTTGTTTTTCCGGAAATGCAACATCATACATATAATCCCAAAGGTACGGGTCGATATAGCTGGTCTTGCATACCGATGCCGTATTGTTAAGTTTCTCGGAAACATCGGTACACACCTGTTTCACTAAAGCATTGAAAGCCGATTTGGTTTTAACCTCCATCAGTCCATCCTTATGCCGGCTGAATGATTTCCACGCTTCGATGTTGGCTCTCATGGTACGCAAATCCTTAGGAGTGAAATTTGCTCCTATATGACGCTTGACAAACTTGGTAAACTCATAGGCGGTTATCTCGAACAGCGTTTCCGGAGGCTGTGCGGTAAGTTTGATTTTCTCCACATGGGTCGCAAGGTCGCCGGTTACAACAAAGCTGTTCTTTACGGAACGTTTCCCCAAGAAGTTCAGATAGACCTTACCACCTCTTAGTGTAACGTGTTCCGGAAGCAAGGTGGTAAGACCATAGGTCTGAACGAACTCCGGTTCACGTGTCTTGTCATAGGGGCTTACGGTTGTCATGTATCCTTCCGCCGAAGATTCGTTCCCTATGCGGATGCCCGTATGGAGCATCAGCCGGCACGCACACGCCAGCCGGGCGTTCAGTGTTACAAGTTCTCCCCTTTTTGCAATACGCCCCATCATGGAGTCAAGTCCGGTAAACAGTTTAGCCAGTTTCACCATCCTGTTGAACTTTCCCGAATAGCTTCCTTTCGGGGAGCGGAAAAACGTTATCATTTCACCGTCCACTTCAAACGTATATGTACCTATCCCCATACCACATAGTTTATAAAGTCGCTCAATGCAGTCATAAATTGCAGGAACATTCCCAGCAGCATAGCACCTATAACGAACAATACTGTATACCAAAATCTCATCCACCATTTTCTGATAGGGGAAATAAGAACCTTGTTCCCGAATCTTCCGCTTATAAAGTCACAAATTGTATTCATAATAATTATCCGATTAAGTTTAAAATCATTTTCATTCCTTTCTCACCATAGTGTTCCGTAACAATGTCACGCATGGACTTTCCCTCTTCCTCGTAGTTACCGTACTTTTCATGCAGCCAGTCGTCAAAGGCGAATATGTCTATTATCACCAGTCTGAACACAACGCTCATAAGTTTGTCGTGAACCTTGGAAAACTTGATACCGAATATACCCTCGAACTCATCAGCCACCTTCTGAATCTGGTAAAGCGGATATGGAGTGGGGG